AGCTCTCTCCGTTTATCCACGCCATAACGAGATTCTGTAGGGACTGGCGTGCTTGGTTCCTACTGTAAATTGCACGTTCTAGTGCGTCAACAAAAATGTGTAAGATTCTCGTGTGAGATGTTTGCGATGGCCGCTGGATGCGGGCGTTGGCCTGCACGTAGGCGTCTCCGCCGTCCGTGGGTGCGTACCAGATGATCGTGTTGGCCGCCGTGAGCGTCAGGCCGTGGCTCATGGTGCGCGGGTCAGCGACGATGATGCGCGGCTCGGGCTTCTTTTGGAAGTCCGCGAAAATTTGCGTGCGGTCGCTCAAGCTCGTCTCTCCCGACACCACGGCCACCGAGTAGTCGCCCTTGAGCGCGTCTGCGACCCGCTTGACGATGCTCTGGAACGGCGCGAACACAATGATCTTCCGGTCGCACTCGTCCACAATGTCGCGCAGCAGGGCCAGCCGGGGCGAAGCGTCTACATCATGTGCCTGATGATCTTTGTCATAGACCGCGCCAGCCAGAATCTGCAAAATCTTGGTGCGCAGCGCACCCTCATGCACTGCCGTTATCTCCGCGCCGTTGTCGAGCGCCCACTGCATCTTTTTGCGTAGCTCATCGAGCGCCTTGCGCTGCGCGGCCGTCATCTCCGCCTTGCGGTGCTCGTAGGTCGTCGGCGGCAAGTCGATGCAGTCATCACGCCGGAACCGGATCGCAGGCTGCATGAACTCACCGACTAGCTTCTCCGCGCTCGGAACCGGCTCCCACTTGAAGTTTGATACCTGTCGCATCACGGTGTTACGGAACGCCCGGTAGCTCAGCTTGGGCTTGTCGACCAGCGCCTGCTGGCCGTAGGCGTCGGTTGGCTCTTGCGGCGTGGGCGTGCCCGTGTTCAGCCAGACCAAAGGGTTCGGCAGCCCTCGGATCAAGTCGCGCAGGGCTTTCCATCGCGCGGTCGTCGGGTGCCGGTATTTGTGGCTCTCGTCCACGATAATCAGCCACGACGTTTGCTTCGCCATGATCGCTTCGCGCACCGCGGCGATGGTCAACCCTTCGTTGTTGATGATGTAGTAGTCCGCGTCATACTCCAACGCTTCGAGCCGCTGTTTCACGCTTCCGTGCAGCACGCTCGACCGCCTGCGCCCTGGAAAGTGCTCCCCGATCGCGTCACGCCAGACGCTATAAACCGTGGTCAGCGGGGCGACAATCAACACCTTCATAACGACATTCAGCCCCAACAGATAGTCGCTGGCCCACAAGTTGCCAAGCGTCTTGCCCGTCCCTGGTTCGGATAAGTTGTGGCAGCGCGGGTGCGTGGTCAGGAACCGTGCCATCTCGATCTGATGCGCCATCGGCTTCTCAATCGCCGGCGAGCGCGGCCAGTCGTAGCTCGTCTCAATGGGCGACTTGACCGGCAGACCGATATGCGCAGCGGCGATCATCGCCAGCAGATTGACGGGCGCAACCACTACATCATTGACGACCCGCGCGCCAGGAATCGCACGCGCAACCCGGTCAGGCTCGGGCAGTCCGGGCCAGCCGACTACGTTATGCTTTGCACTGTAAGCTAATTGCATCCAACATCCCCCTTACGTCGTCGCCACTGTAAGCAACGGTTACAGCACCGTGCGCTTGTCGAATAGCGGCAATCTCACGCTCCTGGTTCGGCGTTAGCTTGCCGTTCGCGCTCTTGGCTTCGATAGCGAAAAATGTGCCTTTGTAGCAGCCGATAAAGTCCGGTATCCCCGACCGCCCGTAGCCGTTCATGGCGGGCATGAAATACCAGCACCCGTACTCGGCCAAGACTTTCTTGATCTCGGCCTTCACTTTGCCTTCGGGCGTCATAACGCTTTCACGAGCAAATAAAACAAAAACAGCGAAAGCACAATGCCGCTACAAACCCCAAAGAAATAAAACGCCAAAGCAATAGGGTCCACGTCAAGCTCCCTTCTTCGGGTAAAGCACGCACTTGTGCGCACTGCACCAATTGCAAAGCGGCGAAGGCTTGGGTGCCCATCGCTCGTCGGCCTCGATCTGCGCGATGACGCGGGCGATTTTGTCCTCGACAGCTTGCAAATTGCATCGCTCATGCACCACTTCTGCGCCCACCTTGCCGTGCTTCAGGTAGACGTTGAACCCGGTCACTTTCTCCACGGCAGGGAACGCCTTGAGGACAGCGAGCGCATAGCAGTCGTGTTGCAGCGTGTCCTCGTAGGGCTTGCCGCTTTTCCAGTCGCACACTACAGCCCGCTTGCCGTCGTCGCTGATGAGCAGCACGTCGAGCTTCGCCACAAACCCCTTGGGCGGCTTTGTCACGGCGTAGTCGAACTTGTCATCGAGGAAGATCGTCTGCTCGATCCGCGCGTTGTCAATGCGGTTGCGCACGCTGCTGATGCTTTCTTCGTAGATCGTCAGCGGCTCGGGTAGCGGCGTGCGCGTCTTAAGCGCCGTCTCGATGGCCTCGTGAATCTCTACGCCGCTCGACGATTCTTTGCTCTGGTAGGGCAGCATGTCCCGCGCTTTGTATTTCCGGTAAAACTGCTGCGGGCACTTCAGGTAGCAGCTTAGGCTAGAGTAGGAGTAGATCATTCCCGCTGCTCCTTTACGCTCACCAGCTTCTCAAGGTAGTGCAGGGCTTTCTTCAAGTCTTGCAGGCCGTCGCCCTTCCGCCCCGCGCGTGAAAGGTACTTGATCGCGTTCCCGCGCAAGAAACCTTCAAACTCAGTCTCACTCATCCATGACTCCATCGCCGCCCACGGCTGCACCGCAAGCTCCTTATAGTGGTCGCCGCCGATCTGGTAGTTATCAACAACCCGGCTTTTGTTCGCAGTGAAAACCGTCCCGGCAAACAGGCATGTGTCATGATGCCGTTCACCGTCTTTCGCTCCGCACTTCACACAGTACAAACTGCTCATTTTGAATAGTTCCTCGCATATCCGCCTGCACAATTCAGCGGCACACCTTCCGCGTAGCTCGGTGCCGCACGCATCACGCTCTTCGCAAACTCGAACGCCTCATCCGCCTCGCCTTCTCGCACCAAAAAGACAATCTCGTCGTGCGTCATAGTGACCACGCGATACTTGCTCCTGATGGCGAGCATCTGGTCGGCCACAATGTCACGAGCGATGGCCTGGACGATGTTCTCGACCAGCGCCGCGCCGTAGAGTCTGCGCTTGTTCGATCCCACGCCATACTCATACCCGTCCGGCGTCAATCGTAGGCCAGGATATCGCAGCGCACGGCCAGACGGCAAGCGAAGTTTCTCAAATTCCGTCGAAATGCCGCGCACCCAGTCCACGCGAGCGTCCTGCATCATCGCTCGCAGCATACCATCGGCACGCTTCCAAAGCCGTGTGATCGCTTTGTATGTGTTACGGTATGTGACGACATACTGCTGCGCGTCCTCAAGCGTCGTCTCGGGCTGCTTAGTGACGATCTGCGCGTGCAGCTTGGCATGGCCGACGCCGTAGCCAAGTCCGAGTATGCAGGTTTTCCCTACGAACCGCTTGATCTCATCAATCTCTTCCCCCGGCCATAACCTCTCCTGCGCGAACAAAACATACACATCCTCACCCGCAGCAAACGACGCCAGCAAGTCGTACTGGCCGGCCAGCCACGCGAGCACGCGGGCCTCGATCTGGCTTGAGTCCACGACGACTAGCACATACCCGTCCGGGGCCGTCAAGCACCTGCGCAGCGCCGAGCCTTTGTTCAGGTTCTGCATGTTCAAGCCGTCCGAACCCGACCACCGGCCCGTATGCGCGCCGTAGTATTTGAGCGGCACAGGCATCGTGCCGCGTCCGCTAACACCAAGGAACTTCGCCGTCCGCCGTAGCTCCGACACACTCTTAGCCGCCAGCCTGCCTTGGATAAGCACAGCGGCGCGTGGGTCGTCCTTGAGCGCCAGCAAGTCGGGGTCGGTCTTGCGTAGAGATGCAGGAACCCGGATGCCACGCGCCGCAAGCACTGCGGCGAACTGCTGGTTGCTCATCAGCACATCCAGATCCACCCCTGATGCAGCGACAGCCGCGTCACGCTGCGCCTCTAGCTCCGCTAGTCGTGCCTGAAGTAGTGCCGCATCGATCGTCAGCACCGGCTCGGTGAACATACGCACCGTGCAGTCGATCAGTGCTAGCTCACGCTTGTAGCGAAGTTCTGGAAGCTCCGACCGGAGAGCATTATCGAGCGCGCGATGTAGGCTGCGCAGTAGTTTCACGTCCTGCCTGCAATACTCAGCCAGCCGCGTCTCCAGCATCAGGTCGAGGTCGCGCACCCCAAGGGTTTTGACCAGCGCATCACCCTTCACGCCCAAGCCGTATCGCTCACTCAACGCTGCCAAAGAGTGCTTGCCATGCACATCGGCCAACCGCGCCATGCTCAGTGTGTCCACGATGCGGCGCGGCCTGATGTTGTAGTGCCAGGACAAGATCGCCATGTCGAACATAGCATTGTGGGCGCACCAGGATGCGTCTGGATGATCTTGTGTGAGGCAAAGCAAGGCCGCAGGCACCGACGGGCCAAAAACCCACTGAACAGACCCATCATCGACGCAATAAGCGAACCCATGCACCTTGAACCGCGTATCACGGATATATTCTTCCGTGGACATTTTCGACAAAGAATAGTCTTTGTCATAATATGTTTCTATATCGCAATATATCGTTGTCATTGCGCTTCCTCTGGAAGATACGATGGCGCCGGTTGCGCATCGGCCTTCGCGCTGTAGAATCCGCGCTCGTACCCTTCTCGATACGCGTCCAACAGCGCCATATGCACAAGGTTCGCAGGCCGAGGGGTTGGGAATCGTATCGTGTAGGTCGACGCGCCGACTTCATAGACGGCGATTCCTGCTTCATGCTTGGACCCGCCGTCCCATTTGAATTTAACTGCGTCTTTCATGTTACTTTCCTATGATGTGCAAAATCCGCGTTCGCGTGTCATTAAGCCCGGCTTTTTTAGCAGTCTCCAGCGCACGGACTACGGCCAGCATACCCTGGTGGTAAATCCGGTAATCCACAAGGTTGCCTTGATAATCGCCGCCGAAGCCAGCGCATCCGCGAGCGATCCGCAGCGCATCCTTAAAAGTCAATTCGGCTCCAGATTTGCTCATTTCACACTCCATTTAGACTGTCACCGCGAACACTCGTTCTCCGTATACACTGCGCCAAGTCGCGCATGGTGTAGCCCATCGGACTAGTTTCCTGCCATGTGCCTATACCACAGGGGCCGCTCCGATGGGCAAGTCCGTTTTCCTTGGATGGCTTGCCTTCGATCATCGACGCGATTCGCTCGCGGGTATCTGCCTCAACAGCCAACACCAAGACGATCAGATCGTCGCGGGATACTCCGCGCAGTGATTCACCGTGATGGAACTGAACTCCACTGCTCCTAGCCCACTTGTCCAGTAGGCCGGACAGCCTAAGCAATGTGTCTCGCATCAAAGTTCTCCTAAAAGCCCCGCACTTTAAGACGGGCATTCCATCGGTACAGCGCCACGCGCCGCGTGCCGAGCGGCTTAATCACTTCGGCCACTTCGACCAGCTCCGCCCGACGCAGGCGCAGCACGACGTTCGATACGCTGCGCACGGGTCGGCGGATTTGGGTTGCGATCTGTCGGATGCTGCGCGGCTCGGGCGCGTGCATCAGCAAGTCAGCGACAAGGTAAATAGTGCGGACTTTCATGACTCCACCTTTTCCGGGCGAAAATTCATCTTGTGTTCCCCCATTTAGGATCAGCGCCTTCCAGTAACAGCCCGCCATGCTTGCGTGCGGTCAGCCACGCGCGCAGCCAGCGGCGGCGCATGGCAGGTTCCGGCCACAGCCGCCGCGCCATGCGGCGCAGCTCAACCAACGGGAAAGGAGTTGAGCGTTGTCGCATGGCAGCACCTTAAGGACGGAACGGCATGATGACGCCGGTTAACGCAGCGTCCCACAAATGCACCAGCGCACCAGCGTTTCCGTTGTGGTCGATCTTTATGCGGCCAGGATATTTCGCGCCTAAAGCCTTGTTGACCTGGGCAAAGAGGCACAGCAGATCCACATCGAATTGCGCCGCTTCGCCGCTAGGATTGGCCGGGATGGCTTTAGTGTAGTCCGGATATGAGCCTTCAAGCGGCGTGAAACCGAAGTCCTGGCTTGCGCCGGGGTTGGTGATGCGAGCGGCATTTTTCTCGGGGTCGAAGCTCAGGTCGCCCCACTTCCCCGTTCGAGGCATAGGCTTGAGTTGTTTCACTACGTCGCCGGGGATGATGATGCTAAACGTATGCTCGTTCTCGACCGCTTCAGTATACATGCCGAGCACGTGGCCGTTCGTGGCGACATAGATCGTCTTGTCGGCATGGAAGTCGACGAAAACGCCGTTCAGATATTGGCGAACGTCCTTTTTAGCAGACAAAGGAAGCAGGGCGCGGACGACTTCAATGTTGATGGTGTTTTCCATGATTTTCTCTCCTAGATAGTTAAACAACAAGATCCTTATACCCCGGCATACCGTGAACATGGCTGCGCCCGGCGAACCACAGGCACTCGGTGCAGTCGGTGCAGTCGGTGCAGTGCAGGCAGTCAACGCAATCAATGCATCCAGTGCAGGAAATGCATCCGACGCAGTTAACGCAGCCGGCGCAGTAGTGGCAGCCGCAGCAGTTGACGCAATCTACACAGTCAACGCAGGCGACGCAGCCAGCATCATCAAGCGCCCGACATCGAGCGTTGGCTTCGGCCTGACTCTTGTCGCTGCAAGCCCGGTTGCCCCTAGGGGACACGCTAGATACATAACGCATAGCGGGCGTCCTCGTTAAGCAGTGACGGGGCGTTTGTAGTACGACATACCGCGAAGCCGGACACAGCCGGCGCAGCCTACGCAGTCGATACAGCCGGCGCAGTCGATACAGCCGGCGCAGTCAGTACAGCTAGTGCATTCAGTGCAGCTAGCGCAGTCCGCGCAGTCGATGCAGTCAGTGCAGCCGATGCAGTACACACAGCCATCGCAGTCGGTGCAACTAAAGCAATCGATACAGTCTGCGCAGTTGGAACAACCGATGCAGTCTACGCAGTCGGTACAGTTGATGCAGCCGGCCTTATCGAGTGCCCTGCAGCGGGCATCGGCTTCGGCTTGGCTCTTGTCGCTCCATGAGCGGTTCCCGCGTGGGGAAGTCTTTGAAACGTAGCGCATGAACTCTCTCCTAATTTTGATGGTGCAGCACGATGCTGCGGTGTGAATTATACGTGAAAAGATGCAGAGCGGAAATTGATTTTTTCTATCGCGCTTGATCGGTCGATAGTCGAGCACGGTAGGCGGCCTGGGCACGGGCACGGGCGGCTTTGCCTTTCTCGGATTGGGCGTAACGCTTGGCAGCAGCGGCACGGGCGGCTTTGCCCTTGTCAGACTGCGCATATCGAGCGCGGGCGGCTTTGCCCTTCTCGCTTTGCAGGTATTGCTTGCGGGCGGCTTTTCGCTGCGCCTGCCACTCAACGAGCGACCCATCAAGGCGGCGAACGACCTTTTCCCAATAATACTCGGAGCGAGGTGCACTCGGCTCGACCGCGCCGGGCGCGTGGTATAGCTGGCCAGGGGCGGACGGCATCGGCGGCGGAGTAATCGGAGCGAGCATAGGCGGCGCATGGACGGGCGCGGATGGCGGTGGCGCGGCGCGCTTGAGAGCGTCAATCCGACGCACCAAGCGCATGGCCGTGCTCGCATCCTCGCGCATACGCAAGCGCATTGCATCGGCGGCGGGTGAGCCTGCGCACTTGTAGACAAGCTCGCGCGCAAGGTCGACGGCGTGGCGCAGCTCGGCACCGAGCGCCAGGGCCGCCGGGACGGAGGCGATGGCGGGATGCAGTACGCACGCGCGATATTCCGCGTCGGCGTGGGCATAGAGCTTGAGCATCGCGCGATGCGCACGGCCAGCGGCTAGCACGTCCGGGCGGCGGTCTTTGCGCACGATGGATTTCGCTCGCTCACGCGCATGACGCGCGGCATTGCGGCGGCGGGTGGCTTCGAGCATGAGGGTAAGTTTATCGGGTAGCATGGCGAGAATGGAGGGTAGAATTTTGTAAGTGATTGATTTTGCAGGGAAATTTAGGGTTTAGCGGGCAGGACAGCGCCTGGGGATAGGGGCGTGGGGCTTTACATGCTATCAATATACCATAAATATATACAATGTAATGCCTGTTTTTGTTAGTTTTTATAGTGTCTAGACAAATAAAGGCCAAAAACACTATGCAGATCAACTACTTACGATAGGTGGGGCTTCTCAAGCTGGCTGGTGCGCTTCCCGGCTGCCGACGCGCCGACCCCGGGTGCCATAGGTAGAATGTAAAGCAATCCGGCCCTATCCAAAACCCCTGTCTAGCAGGATAACGGGCAAAATCGCTAAGTAAATCAACCACTTAGCGGTTTTCGCACCAAAATGGTGCAGGATAGCGCGTGACGGCTGCCCTGCCACTGCTTAATTCTTACGCAACGGTTGCGTAAGAATTAAGCAACTAGGTTAGTGAGTGCTCACTTCGCGCCCTGTGCTATACGCGTCTACCGCTGTCGACGGTCCGGGCTACAGCTACACCGCCCGGCGCGTCGCTGTATCCCCACATGCCCGTGATGGCGTAGCCCTTTTGCAGCCCTTCGGCCTGAAGGTAGCGCCGGAGTGCCTTTCCCGCTTCCGGCTCAGTCTTTGCGATGATGCGCACGTCCACCCACCGGTGCGCAGTTTCGAGGATTACACGAAATTCTCTCATGACGTTTACCCTCTGATTGCGAGTAGTAAGCCCAGGAACGCCCCGAGCAGGATCGCGCCGATCAGTTCTGCGGCGCGGCTGGTGCGCCGCTCCAGCCTGTAGGTTTCTCGGTAGTGCATGGCATCGCCTTTACCAGTTGTCGGTCGCTACGTTATACGCTGCCCATAGCACTTGGTCTGCCCTGCCCCATCCGTCGATGCCGGTCGTGGCGTCGATGATCTTGTTTTGCTTCTCCCCCGCGCGGGTAGACAGGATCATGGTCGCTCGGTGTGCGTGCAGTGCCGCGGCTGTGGCCCACGCCGACCACTCGTGCCCTGGGCCTTTGTCGGTCCCGAAAAGCTGTAGGGGTTTTTTCTTCTCCCCGGCCCGCGCTGCGCAGTACAGGCATTCCCACAGCTCTATCCATAGCGGATCGCTGTCCCGCTCGTCGCTGCGACAGAACCGGGCGGCTATTTTTGCCGCAGCGCATAAAAGGCCAAGATGGACCTTCTTGGCCTCGGCGGCCTGAAGCAAAGTTTCAGCAACTGTTTTTTCAGGGGATGTTACGAAACAGTCCAGGTTTTCCATGCTTTTTCCTTAAAATGCCCGAAACAGGAACGTATCGCCGTCCCACCAAATAACGTCCGTGCGGTCGTTCAAGAACTCGCCCACGAGCCTGCGCCGGTCATCGTCGCTCTCACAGCCCGACGCATCCAGGCCGTAATCGCTGATAATGTCATCCACGCTTGACTCTTGGAAGTCACAGCAAAGCCCGATTACGTCAAGCTCGATCTGCTCGCCGGTTTCTTCTTCAAGCTCTTCGAGATATTCGAACATCGCTTTCTTCGCTGCGTAGCTGAACTGGGCTTCGCGCCCGTGAGCGCGGAATGCGTCGATGAAGTCTGCAAAGGTGATGCGTTGGAACATGGTTTCTCTCCTGGGTTTAGGTTGTCCCGCGATGCTGCGATGGGGTGAACTATAGCACAAATTCACGACAAAGTCACGCTGTTACAGACTTTTACAATTTTGTTTTGCTGGCGGGAAAGCAAGAAGCGTGCCAGGTTACAGGTGTTACATTCGGTTACATTCGGTTACATTCGGTTACATTCGGTTACATTCGGTTACATTCGGTTACATTCGGTTACAGTCTCGGGGAAGCAAGAAGCGCGCCAGGATTGGAAACTCTGGAATCCACCTGGACGGACGGGGTGAAATTTTATAACTCCGGAGTGCCGCCCATTCCGCGTTCAAATTTCAAAACTCCACCGCGTTGCTACTACTTGCCCCGCTTATGGCGTTATTGCATCCGCCGCCTTTGGGTTTGCCCACACCACTTCAATACGCGGTGCTTTTGTCGTAGCAGCCCCTTCGCCTTGCAGCTCACTGCCGCGCACCCTTCCTGCGGCGTGGCACGACGTTTCGTATCGCGTCGCTGACCAACCAGCTTCCTCAAGCGGCGCATAAACCGGATGGTCGTAGCCTGAAAGCACAACCGCTCCCTTACAGGCGATCAGTGTTTCGACAAGCTGCACATGATGACCGTGATTTTGCTCTGCGGCGTAAACCTGCTTGGTTTTGCGCGTGTCATGGTGGTAGGGCGGGTCAACGTAGAACACCGCGTCTGGCGTGTCCCAGTAGCGAATGACCTCCAGCGCGTCGCGGCTGTCGATCTGCGCGCGCAGTAGGCGCAGATGCCAGTCGTCCAGCATGGACAGCCGCATCATCCACTTATTGGCGGTCCCCGCACATCCCGAGCAGGACTTGAACACCCTCGACCAGTCGCTTATCTTGTTTGCAATGCCGCTCATCCCCTGGTTTTTCGCAACAAAGAACGCCCATGCACGGCCCACCGGGGCTGTCACACTTTCATCATTGAGTGTGTCAAGCGCGCGGCCAAACTCTGATCGGGCGTATAGCGTGTATCGAATGCGATGCTTCAGCTCCTCGAACGTTGCCTTGTCTTGCAGGCAGCGGAACAGGTTGACCAGATCACCATCAAGGTCGTTGAGCACCTCAACCGGCGCAGGCTGACGGGCGAAGAACAGTGACGCTGCCCCCATGTACGGCTCGCAGTAGGGGCGGCCACCTTGCGGGACGTGTCTCATAAGCTTTGCGATCATGTTACCTTTTCCCCCGAACCACTGAGCCGGCGCGCGCAGTCGATTGCCTGACATATAACCACCTCTTGATTGCTGATCTTGCGAACCTGCTCAGAATATACACCGCGTTGCTGCTACCCCCGCGCATGAAAATAGCGACGCCCACTATTTTCGTTTCGCCTCGTTGCTGATACTTGCGCCCGCTAGCGCCCGCTTGCGGACGTTTGCGCCCACACAATAAACGTGGCTTGACATTGTTGCGCCCCTGTCAAATAATTCCAACCAGCACGCAATGGTGCGTGCCCGGCACTAGGAGTAACTAAATGGACATTGACCCGATCTTGAGATTGCCAGCAGTTATGCGGCTGACTGGGCAGGCGCGCACAACCATCTATGAAAAACTCCGCCGCGGAGAATTCCCCAAGCCGGTGAAGCTCGGACAGCGAGCCATTGGCTGGTACACCTCAGACATCGCCAAGTGGCTGAAGTCGCTCAAAAGCGAGCCGAAAAATGAGTGATGCTTATGCACACATGGCCGAACCAGACCACACTGATACGATCAAAATCACCATCGAGGTTGGCGAGGACGGCGTGCTCAAAATCCAGGCATACGCTCCAGATGAGAATGCGGTGGTCGCTGCACTAGCTACTGCACTAGCTACCGTCAAATCAGGGGTTGACAGCGAACAATGTTTGCACTAATCTACCCGCACTCTCTCCTGTCCTCTCCCTGGAGTTCGCGGCCCACTTGTGGGCCGTCTTTTTATGTCTAACGCGTCGCCACTAGTCGAACTGATCGCGGAGTTGCAAGCGGACAAGCAGTTTGCGCTCTCTTACATCTTTGCGCATCGGCATCCAGACGAGACACCTGCGTTCCATAAGCAGATCGTTGCTGCGTGGGATGACCCGCACCCCCGCGTGCTCATCGAGGTGTTCCGAGGCGGCGGGAAATCAACGCTCGCAGAGGAATATCTAACGCTTGCTGCGCTGTTCCAAGAAGCGCAATACATTCTGCTTGTCGGCAACACCTACAGCAGTGCGTGTGATCGGTTGGCGAGCATCAAGCATGAGTTAGAAAACAACGAGAAGATCGGCGCAATGTTCGGCTCGGTGCGTGGGGCGACATGGACGGAGAACGACATTACCCTGTCCAACGGGGTGCGCGTGCAAGCGTTCGGTGCCGGGCAGAGCGTGCGCGGGGCGAAGGAAGTGACGCGCAACATGCGCCCTGACCTTGTGCTGATCGACGATCTGGAGGATCGGGAATCGGTAGCCACGCCAGAAGCGCGGCGCAAGGTGTGGCAGTGGTTCACTCGTGAGCTTGTCCCCGCGTGCGACCCCAAGGCGCGTATCCGCGTCAACGGCACGCCGTTGCACGAGAACTCCATGATCGAGGAGCTCAAGCGCAATGCAAACTGGAAGTGCTTGAGTTTCCCCATCTACACCGGCGTAGAGCCTGACCGGGTGCCCATGTGGCCTGCGCGGTTTTCGTTGGAGAAGATCAACGAGCTTTATGAGCAGTTCAGGACGGACGGCGACCTTGCGGGGTTCAGTCAGGAATACTTGCTCAAGCCTATGGACGCGGTGGCGAGCATCTTCGACCGCAACGACATTATTTATGCTGCGCCGTCACCTGCGCACCTTTACATCCCGCGCATCTTGATTGTTGACCCGGCACGCACGACAAATCGCTCCACAAGTGCGCGGACGGGCTACGTCGTGGGGTCGTGGGTTGGCAACGAGCTACACGTCCACGAGGCGATCGGTGGGTTCCATACGCCTTCGGAGCAGATCGAGTATCTATTCCGGCTCAACGACGCGCATCACCCGATGACAGTGGCCGTCGAAGAAGATGGCCTCAACCAGTGGCTCTTGCAGCCCATTCGGGCGGAGATGGTGCGCAGGGCGGACATTCTCCCACTACAGCCCGTCAAAGCCCCGCGCGACAAGGTCAACTTCATCAAGGGGTTGCAGCCGTTCTTCAGGGCGCATGAGGTCAAGTTTCTCAAGCCGCTGCCTGATCTTGAGGCGGAGCTTGCCAGCTTCCCTCTCGGGCGCGTCGATATTGTCAACGCGCTGGCCTACATGCTTAGGCTTCGGCCAGGGATGCCAGTCTACGCGGCGTTCAGTTCGGATCATATCCAGCATCGCGTGCCCAACGCCCGCGCGGATTGGTATGTGTTCGTGAACGCCACGCCGGGTATGCTTCTTGCAGTTCTCGCGTTCGTGCAGGACGGCCTGTTGAGTGTCGTCAAGGACTGGGTTATTGAGGGGTCGCTCGACGATAGCTTGCGGGCCGTGCTCATGTCCGTCAGCCACGAGATTCCTACGGGCAAGGTGCCGCAGATTGTGGTGCCATACGACCGCACGCTTATCAACGATGCGTCAAATTTGCCTGCAACGCTTAAGCGGCTGCAGCTGCAATACCGCACCGGGAAACGGATTGTTGACGCACAGGAGAGCCTCGACTCAGCGTTGCGGCTTCGGCGCAACAATGCGCCCACATTCACCGTTAGTCCCGAGGCGACGTGGACGCTCAACGCCCTGGCAGGCGGGTATTGCCGCGAAGCAGGAACGGCGTCGTTCGCTGTAAGAGAAAATGTTTACAAACACGTTGCGCAGGCGTTAGAGTCTGGCTATGCGAGTTTGAGCGGCTACGCGCTGGACTCCGAGCGGGACGAACTCGTTTATAGTTACACCAGCACCGGGCGGCCTTACATTTCGATGCGACGGTAAATGCTTAAGCCGCCAGCCCCAATTACATTCTTGCATGGCCGATAAATGACTGAAGATGACCGCGATCTAGAGC